CCATCTTCTACTAATCTAAATAGTTGGATAGGGTGTTTAATATTGTTTTCCATATTGCAATATTACAACTTAAAAGTATAAAAACAAAATTATTTTAAATTGCGTTTTGAAATATTTAATAAGTTTTCCATTCCTTGCATGTAGTCCTCCAAATACCTGAACCTATAACTTTGAGTATTTGACTTTCTATTTATCAGAGTAAAAAAGTCTTGAATTGTCGGACAATATTCTTTTAATAAAGGGTAGTTATCCATGTTTACGCTTTGATTTTCTTTCGGTTTTCGCTTCTTAGGGATGATTACCTTGCATTTATTCAGCTTCGCAAACTCTTTGGATTCTAAATAAAATTTATCGTTTAAAACAACAGCGTAGAGTTCTAAAGTCCAATCTATTTTGAGTATTCTGGGCATATAAACCCCATTTTCTCGGAACATATTTCTAATTTTACACCATTGTTGAGGTGTTACAAGTTTAATTGCTACGTTTTTCATTTTACAAATGTATGATATATTATTCATTAACCCACAAAAACGGGATTAATGCAAGGAATTTAAGACAATAGACGGGATGGCTTTTGCAAGAATTGTGACATAAGAAAAAACCCCTCACAATAAAGTAAGGGGTTTAAACCATGAAAAACACTATATTTAAAAACTCAAAAGAACATTACAATATTACTATATTTTTGGATAAATACCAATTTTTTCTTTATTTAATAATTGTTTGCAAGTTAGCCCGAATGATTTTTGAAAGTGTGGGTAGTCTTTAAAAGTTCTAAAATCACCACCCCACTCCCATCCGTACTTCTTAAATATCTTAACTACTTCCATCCAATCAGCTTGACCGTCACGATCAAAATCTTTGCCTCGTTCCCAAGTTGCTTTGCCGTCTACAATTAGCACAATATCGCAAGCCATTCCCCAGTTGTGATAGCTTTGCCCACCTTTTGCGTTAGTTACTATTTGCCCTTTAATTGAACGACCTTTAGAATACAAAGCGTTCTGCTCTTCAAAAGTCCTTAAAGTGTGCGAGAAACGACATATAACACCATTAGAGAGACTTTGACATATCTCAGAGTATATTTGTATAGCTTCATCTTTTAACTTCGGGTGTAGAAGCTCTATGCGTTTTATTGTTATTTCGTCAATCATGGTGTTTCTTTTTCTTTTCGGTAAAATGTATCGATGTAAATTTGCAAAACTGCAATACCAGAAAGCCAACATTGCAAACCGAACTCCACATCCTTTATTCCTGCCTTAGTAAAAAACATCGGTAGAAAGGTCGCACCTCCTAAATAAATCATTGCCTTTCTTATTAGGCTTAAATAACGTGGTGTATTAGTTTTTCTTGTTGTCATTTTTTTTCTTAAATAATTGCACTATAATATGTCCGATGTTTATTTCCTTTAAAATGTGAACGAATAAACCTGCTCCTACCGAGAATAAAAAAGTTATTAATTTATCCGTCATATCGATGTTATGACCTAAAACTAAAAATAAAATAGTTCCACAAAGTTCTCCGATATGTCCTTTAATTAAATGTGCCAAATAGATTGCTTGGTAAATCATATCATTGAAAGGCCTAAAGAAACACCAATAGCGACAAACTCTTCGTATCGTTCCTTCCAAATTTTCGTACACCAAAAAAATATAAATTGTAGTTTCATTGTTCTATTGATTTTATTGAATGGTCTTTCTCAAATAGGTTTAAAATCCAGTTAAGAATTTTACCCCCTAAAGAAAGTTTGCCTTTTAACTGATTTTTCCCTAATACGCTTGAAATAGTCTCGTCTGGATTCCCAAACTTATGTCCGTACTTTTTAATTAAAATGTCGTTAAACAATTTAGCAAGATAAGTGTTGGCTTGTTGGTCATCTGCAATCGCACAGTTAAAAAGGTAGTTGTCTAATTCTTTGTACCCGTTTTTAAAAAGAGTCAGTAAACACGAATAAATAAACCCAATAGGGTAGAATATCATTTTAAGAATTAAAGCCGTTAGAAACAAAACTAAACCCCTCATAGAACGATTATATTGTTGTTAGTTACTTGCTCGGCTACATAATCCCATAAAGGCATCAATGCTCTTTTTAATGCTTGATAATCTCCATTGTCTAATTCTGCCCTAAATTCTAACCATTGAAAGTAAGCAAGATTTACAACCTTTGTACTTTGGTATGTATCTAAAGGAATTTCAAACCCACTCAAAATGAATTTATTATCAGGGAACGCCCATTGATATATTTGTGGAATTTCAACTGCATACGGATATAATGTCGGAGGTGTAAAATAATCTAAATCATCAATGTTTAGTGATGCTAAAGTAACATTATTAAACACACTTTGTAAGTCTGCATTAGTGCTTATTTTTTGCCAATTATTAGCAAAGTCGAAATACCCTAATTGTCTACTAACGTCTAAACCATTATCATTAAAATAGTAGTCTGCGTATACTTTTAAATTTTTTTTATCGAAGAATCCTTTTATCATGGTGCGGTTATTAATGAACGAGCGTCAAAGACATAAATAGCGCTTCTACTCGCACTTTTATTGTCGGTTGTCGGTTGGTCGTATGAATGAACTACTGATAGCGTAGTCGGGTTTTCGTATGATGTTGAGGTGTGATAGGTACTGCCTACACTTGGCCCCATAATATTGACTAATGTAATTGGATCACGTACAACACTGCCAGAAATTGAAGTTATCCCAAAAACTTTTAAATATTCTTCAACACTTTGTAAATACCAATTTGCATAAGTAACCCCCTTAACAACTATGCTTAAACTTAATCCAGTATCTATACAATTATTCCAAGTTGCTGCTGCGAAGTCTTCAGGGAATCTATACATACCTATTCCCGTAAGTTTGTCTATTAAAATATCTTGTACATTGTCGGTTGCTCCAAATCCTTGCACCCCATTAACATCGACAAACCGAATTTTACTACTAACACCCCCAACAACTAAGGCTTCTTTTAATTGAAACCAAGCAGTTGCACCTAATGTACTATCAAGTTGAGCAATTACTTTTGGATTTGCAGGAGGTGAATATGTAAAATACCCATTTTGCAACCTCCAACCTACATCACCCGTTCTATAAGATGTATATTGCATACCTAATGGAACATTTAAAAGAACTCCACTTGGTGTAGAACCACTTGGAACTATCCACTCACTACCTACCTTAGAACCTACTTGAGTACCCGTTCCATCCTTTACTAATATATTAGAAGTTGCTCCACTTACATAAGGGGAGAAAGTCGCTGAATTAATTGTTATAGTTGAATCGGGTGCGGTAATGTCTGAACTCCCACCACTTAAAATAGCCGTAGTTGATAAAGTAGTTGAAGCGGTATTCTTTAAAACTGCGCTTCCATCGGGGGCGGTAATATTCGCACTCGCTCCACTTGCTATTAAGGTGGTTGAAATTGTAGTCCCTAAACTATTTTTAAGTACCGCAGTCGCATCCGAACAAGTCGATGTCACTACCCAATTACCGCTAACTAAAGAGCCTACGGGAGTACCTGAACCATCCACTACTGCAATATCTTCAGTGTTTCCACTTGCTACGCTTCCATAACTTACCCCGTTTATAGTTATTATTGCAACTGGGCAACTCGAAGTCGGTGGCGTTGGCGTTCCCGTTGTGGGAACTGCACACTCATTGTAATCAAAATCAGCAGTTACGCTAATAGTAATTAAATGACCTGCAATCCTATCTTTAAAGTCATGAATAAAAGGTGTTAAGGTGTTGTTCTTGTCTAAGTCAACATCTCGGTTAATATTTAAAGTAGCTAAAAGGTCTAATCCTATTTGGAACGTGTCACTTTCAACTTCTACTTTATTCCCATCACCATCCTCAAGCCTATCCCCGATTAAAATATTAAAATTGTAAGTAATCTCATTGCCACTTATTGAAGATGGTTGAGGAGATACCCAAAATAAAGGGTATTGCGTAGCTTGAGACGAACTAATCTCCCACAAATCACCATATCCATAGTCTTTTATTTGAAGATGGTTATCTGCAAAGTCTTTGAAATACTTATAAAGAATGTTTTTAGTTATCATTTAGTTTTCTTTTCGATATAAACCATCAACTTTTGAAGATTCTTTTTAGTGATTTTTTTATTAGCAATCTTTGCAGTATGGCCAGTATTTTCTTTCATTGTTTTTTCTTCTTGATTTGCCTAAATAGAAACCCGTATTGTAACCTAATTCTCTTGATTGAATGTCTTGAGCTTGGTTATTGCCACTCATCCACAAAGGGTATAAGGTGTTATTCTCGGATAAATAACCGCTTAACCTTTTGCCGTAAAACTCAGCCATACGCCCCCACTTTTGCTCTATGAGTTCTAATTCTCTTTGGCTTACGGGTTGTTGATTATCGCTATTTTGAGTTACTACTCCCTTATTTGAGAATCGATAATTAAATATTATTGCACCATCTGAAATAGTCGCATTGATAATAAAATCTCTTATGTAATCGTCTAACAAAGTTTGATTTAAAGACGTTATTGTTGAGGCGTTTATTTGGTCGGCAATTTCATTATAAAGGTCACTTCCTAAAATTTGTTGCAGTTGTAAATCTTGCACCATAATAATAGTCTGAGCAATTAACTTGTCATCGACATTATTTTCTATAACCCCATATTTTTTAATGGTGGCTGTGCTTACGAAAAGTGGTTTTAAACTCATTTTATTTTTTCTTTTTAACTAACACTGACTCCCAAAAATGGCGGCAAGAAGGGATATGAGTAACTGTACCCTCAATAGTTTGCCATCCACCCTTATACTTGAATACATTATCGTTATAACCTTTTGTACTTGCAACATTTTGCATATTATTTATTTGCTCTCTTGAGTATAGTTGTTTTGCTTCAATCAAATCTCTACAAAACTTTCTTGAAGTATCTAATAATTCAGGGACTAAATTTGTAGTATATTTCCATTTAGTTTCTAATCCTACCTCTTGAGTCGGTGGTTCTTGTATCTCTTTTGGAGTTATTGTTATTTCTCCGTTTGATTCTGCATAGTCCACAAATAAAGTGTTTGATTTATTTAAGCGTTCTAAACTTTTGTAAAGTTCACTTTCGCTAATCTTTAATTTTTTAGCAAGGTCGCTAATCTTGTAAGTTTTACCTTTTTTGATTTCGTCTATTAACTTCTGGTCATCTTCTTTAGAAAAATTATCAGAATCCGAATAAACAAAACAAGATTTTACTATCTCGTAATTCTCAGCAGGTTCACCAATCTCTAAAAACTTTTGTAAAATAAAATCCTCTTCAGTAGAAAATGCACTTGTTTTAGTTGTATCACCTCCGACAATAGCAGGGAGGTTTATAATACTTCTTATTTCGTTAGTGGTTAGAGTTTCTAAAATCTTAGGTGCAATTAACGGATTAGAATTTATAATCGTTAAAATGTCATCTTTCTTCACTAAGTTTGGTTTTTCAATCCCTAATCTTTGGTAAACCATGTCAGCAAATGAATCTGCATCTATTGTTCTACTGATAATATCTGAGGTCAATTCCATTCCAATCGGATCGAGCGAAGTCAATTCTACGGGATTCCCTATAAATCCATAAAGACTAAGAATATAGTTCATGTCTTCTTCCTCCTCTTGTTGTTTTGGCTTCACATAGGTATTACTAAAATGCTCCCAAGACAAATCAAACTCAGACCTACCTCCACCAAGTTCGCCTGGAGTCTTTATCCCGAAAAGTAACCCGTTAGAAACCCTATGAGAATAAAGAATCTTATTTATAGTGTCCTTGCTTAGTTGTTCGTATTGTTTATCAAGGTCGTTAGAACGTAAAGGACTAATCTCGGGAGGTGTTGTGTTTGGATTCTGAAAGTTTAATAAAATTTCCCCTGCGTTATCCGTCCCACTTGACTTTGATTTAAAAGCGTGTTCTATTTCGGATTGTTCTTCGTCAGTTTGTGCCGTTCCATTAAAGAAAGTAACCATAGTCCCTGCACTGAATCCCGTTTTAACATTGTTAAGTTGAAAGAAGTTACACTCTATGTCCGTTTCGATAGGTGTAGCACCGCTATTGTATTCAGGTAAAGGGTATATGTCACTCGCAGGATTATCGTCTATTAGATAAAGGATTTGTTTCCCTTGTCTTTTCAAAGGATTAAATGCAGGAAGAGTCACCGCATCTTCGGGGAGTTTGCCGTTTGACCTTTTCCATTTTGCACTCGTGGATTGTTCTCGTGTCCATTCTTTTGAAATGTAAAATTCTGACTTCTCAGTATTGGTCCTTATAGTGTTGAATGGTTGTAGTTTTACCGATTTGATTGCTCCAAAAACATCCCACTCAATTAAGTACGCACACCCTCCGTATAAAGTTCTTTCAAATATTTTCTTTTTAGCTAATTCGTCAGCAGTTTGAGAATTGTTAATCGAGTCTAAAGTTTTTTGTAAAGCTACCTTATCCCCGTTCCAATCAGCTTTAATTTTAAAACCTTTACCAAAAATGTAAGTTGCCTTACCCTTGATGATAGCACCATGAATCCCAGAGTTATTATAAAGGTAACTTAGATAATCTGAGTAATCGTTATTTTTACCATACGGGACATAAACCATATTAGGTTGTCGTCTGAATATAGGCGTTTCGTTTGCGTATAAAGGAAACTTACTAAATGAATAGTTTTTAATTTGGCTCATAGGCTTTTCTTGTTAATGTAGATTCGTTTTCGATTCTTGTTGCAAGTGTTTTGTCATAGGTCATTAGTCCATTTTCAACTACTGTTAAACCCGTTGGATCTAAATTAGTGTTATTACTTTGTTCATACACATTATAAGTGTATTCATCACCTAAAGGTATTTGAATTTCTCCACTTAAAGGCGCAGGAGTTGTTGTTTTAACTACGATGGTGAACTTATTGTATCTCTCAGGATAAAGACTTAAATCGGCACTTATGCAATAGTACTTTTGTTGAGTTTGATTATTAATAAATTCAAATAAGAAGTAAGGACTTGAAATCGTTATCTTTTCAGATAAAGTCAAAACCACCACATTACTTCCTAAATTAAGTCGAATCATTACTTATATTATATTAAAAAGTAAAGTAAGTACAAAAAAAAAGGGAAGCCGTTAAGCCTCCCTTTCATTAAATATAATTTATTAGATTAAAGTTGTAACAATCGCTTGAGAAATTCCATAAGGATAAGTCTTTTCTTCACCCGTAAAGGTCAAAACAAAACCATTCAAGTCACTTGCACCCTTGCCAGTTCCTGCCGTTCCCGTAGATAGGTCAAGACCATTCTCAGAACCAAACAAACTAAACAAACCGTTTTTATCTTTAACGATAAACATTAACGGCTTTTGTGCAAGTACTCTTATTTCGTTTCTCTTAGCCACATCAAAACGGTCTAATTGAAATTCAACTGACTGCATGATATAACCACTTCCACTTGTAACCTCGCCTGCATTGTCTGCTTTAGCTTCTGCGGTGTTTCTTCTAAGTTCATACTTGTAGAACTTTTTTCCACCCGTCATTGCCATTGCTGAAACTAAACCTGCTGAAGTTGTGAAAGTAGTAGTATTTAAGTACTCTAATTCTCCGATGTAAACTTCATCGACACCCCCGATACTATCACGACAGTCAAGGGTAAATCCAGTTGATAGTAAACAAGGCATGATTAAGCTAATTTAAAGGTTACAATTTCATTCGGGAATTTCACTTGAGTACCAACCTTGAAGTGGATGTCAAGCATCATTGTCAAGCTGATAGGGTTTTCCCTGATGTTGAACATATCTTCGTCAGACTCCAAGTCAGTACCGATTATGAAGTTTGAAGTTCTTCCTAAGTGGATTCTGTTTGTAGAATCTAAACCGAAGTAAGCAACAACTTTGATTCCAGTACCTGGCAAAATTAACTCTTGAGATTGGTAAGCAGAACCATTCACACCATCATAATAGAAAAGATTAGCAGCTTTCAAAGCAAGGATTAACTTGTCGAAAGTATCTCCACCACACATGAATTGTAAATCAGATTTACCTTTCAATTTTGCAGGAAGAACACTCCACATAGTATCGAATATAGAAACCACATTCGCAGAAGTGATGCCCGTACCCGTAGTGATTCCACTTGGATTACCGTTGATTGTAGTTGCACTTGCATCTAAAATGATCTTGTTGAACCCATCGAATTGAGTCAAGTTAGAACCACCTGAACCACCGATTGCTGATTGCCATAATGCAGTTTCTTTAGCTTCAGTTAATAAACCTACAAGGAAGTTAGTAAAGTCAGCCTCGAATGCAATGTAGTCATAAGAAGTGCCTGGACGCAATGCACGCTCAGTCCAAAATCCTTCAAGTTCTTTAGCACAGAACTCTTGCTGAACTTTTATTTTCCCAACTGTGATGGTTCTCTTACTGAAACCCGTTTTACCTGAAGCGTTGAATGCACACGCAGTATCAGCTTGGTAAAAAAGTTCAGTAGTGATGTAATGCAAATCAGCAGTTGATTTGATACCCGTTTGTTTAGCGAAAGTTGCGCCCGTTTTGCCTTCGTAGAAAGAACGTACTAATAGTTCAAGTGATTGGTCATTAACGACAGCAGGCAAGCCAGTGGTGTCGTATGCGAATTTTTTTAATTTCATCTTATTTTTATTTTTGTTTGTTTAATATTTGCGCTAATCTGCTAAAGTTTGCTTCGCTAAATGATGCGCTCTTTCTCTTTGCATCTTTGCTTACTTCTTCAGCTTCTTCAGTTTTAGCAAGGATTCCAACTGCGCTAAATAAAGCGGTAGTCTTTGCGTTTAATGCTTCAATCTCAGAAGCATATTTAGAATGAATTTCAGCGATTTGATTGTTGAAGTCATTTGCTTGAGCTTCCAATGCTTCGTTTACTTTAGACATCATTGCTTCGTCATTCAATGGACTTTCCTCTTCAGGTGTACTTACCTCTTCAATAACTCCACTACTTACTTTAATTACAATATCACCTTCTAAAGTGTGTTCACCATCGGGAGCAGGGACTTCAGTTCCGTCAGCCATTACCAAAGTAACCGCTTCGCCTACTGCGATAGTACCTTTTACAATTGCTGAACCGTCTAACAATTTAGTTTCTACGAACTCAATCGCAGGCTCTACTACGGGCGTTTCTTCAGAAAAAACTTTTTTAAGTTGATTCGTAAGGTCTTCGCCTAAGACCTTTTTTAATTTATTAAATTCCATATTATCGATTATTTTATTTTTTAATTCTTCGTATTCGTTTTGCTCCGCTTCGTCTACCTTTTTATCATTGAAATATCCCTCAACGCTAAAACCTCTTATGTCACCGTTCTTTGCCTTTTGCCAAACTGATTCATCATCAATTTTTACATACCCAAACCAACTCCCATCGGGTGCAGGAGTGAAGTTATCGGGCGTTTTCATGCCTAATTTGCTATCAATTATAAAATGACTTAGTAAATAAGCCCCTTTAACGGGTTGATTATCGTCATGATTAAGGTTAAATGATAGAGGTTTGCCACTTTTAGCCAACTTATTCACGATTTTTGCGATGCTTTCTGCGGTAAATTTCACATAATATTGAGTCCCGTCATCATCTTTGCGGAAGATTGGCATCTCTGCGACCATTAAAAAGCCCCCTAAAATGCGTTTTTCCTCATCTATTACGGTAAATTTATGCTCAATTATAGGCTCATCGGCTGAAAATGTCTGCCAATTCCTTTCAATTGCAGGTTGCAAAACTAAACCCACTGCGAATACTGAAGTTTCATCTTCCAAACTTTCGTCGATGTCTAAAACATATAAAGGTAGCTTCATTAATCTTATAATATTTAAATTTTATTAATGTACAATATAGGGTTATATCAATGTTGCGTTGTGTCTTATCCTCGCTACTCTACCTTGAGAATCCGTTATGTCCTTTTCTAAAACATAAACTCTTTGATTTGCACTACTCGGATTTCTATTTGGTTGGAACGTGTCAATTCTCGGAGGTTGTGAAGACATAGAACCACCACCACCCGAACCACTCGGAGGGGATACCGAACCACCACCCCCTAATAAGTTTTTTGCTTTACTTGCAGCACCTAATACCGCAGCAACTTGAGACGCATAAAATACGGGCATAGTAAATGCAGCCGCAGGGCCAGACAAACCGATTGCAGATTGTTGAGCAATTCTCAAACCTTGTATAAATCCTAATGCAGTATCAGTGGCTATTTGTGCAAGTGCTAAAGCCTTACCTGCTGCCGTTGTTTTAAATTGTTGCCCTAATGCAAGTTCCCCTAAACTATTTAATGCTAAATAAGAATCATTTACTATTGATAGCTTTGCATTTTCAATGTCTTGTCGGTCTTGTAGTTCTTGCCTATTGGCTTTGCCTACTGCAAATAATTTATCCTCTGCGTTCTTTCTTACATTCTCGGTATCAACTGCCCTTACTGCTGCATACTTTTCATTATTCCCCTCTGCTAATTCTAACTCTTGTTCCTTATCTCTTGCATCTTGTTCTGCTATTTCTTTTGCTACTTTTTCTTTTAAGTCTTTTTGAGCCTTAGCGTCTTTTTCTCTTTGAGCCTTCCTTTTCTCTTGTGCTTCTTTTTCTGCCTTATCATTATCTTCTAACTCCTTATCAATATCTTTATAGTACTTAGCCTTTTCAACTTTTAATTGATTGTTTAAATCCTTTTCTAACTCTATTTCTTCGGTGCTTAAAGTCTTTTTTGCATTCTTTTTAGCCGTTAAAACTGATAATTCGTTATTTATCATTTGGGTTCTCTTCTGAAAAATAACTCTTTCACTCGCCCCCTGCGATTCTAAAAGGTCAATTTCTCTTTGAATATCCTTATTCCTTTGGTCGGTACTGGCTTTTAACCTATCATAAACTCTCGTTTGATCACTTGTAACCCCTATAAAATCAGTCACTGCATTATAAGCTGCCTTAAATCCTTTTGTAATGGTTTCTAAACTTGGGATGAATTTGCCTACAACATTTTTAAGCTTATCAAAGTTGGTTACAAGTAACGCAATAGCACCGATTATTAATCCGATTCCTAACGCTGCCCCTGCTATTCTTAACAACCTCATTGCGCCCGTTGTAGTTCCGACTGCTGCTGCATATCTTTTCTGAGCAAAAGTGCTTACATTAGTAGCGATGGTGTTTGCAGTGGTATACGCTGCACTGGTTTTATTAAGTGTGTTTGCGACTGCCTGAATCCCTGCAAGTGCTGACATTGCACCTTGTAGCTTGACCATTGTTTTTTGCAAGTCCTCATTACCCTCACCGACCATTGCAGTAATACCCTCAACTGCTGCGAATCCACCTACAATACCTTGAGTGATTGAGATTATCCCGTCTAACTTCTTAGAATCACTTGCAAGGTTTTTGACTTGTTGATTTACATCACCTATCTTGTCTTGCAATGCTCCTGCCTCTTGAGATAGTTTATTAAATTGCTGATTGTCTAAAGTCCCTGAAGCCAATAAAGCTTTCATCTCCTTTAGCTGAGTTTTCAGACTTTTGGTTTTTTGTTCTACTTGCTCAACACTTTCGCCACCTTTGATGACGAGGTCGACTTCTATTTTAGTTTTTGCCATTATATTAAATTATTAAGTTCACTTTGAACCATTTGAACCGTCCACGCTGCACTCGCTCCACCGTTTACACTTGCGCCGATTATAAGATTTGAAACCGTTGAATCAAACCCTCCCGAAGTTACTTGCAAGGTCGGACTCGGTAAGTTCTGCAAACCCGTTGCACTTAGTCTATGTCTTACTTGTGCCGTTCCTTGAATTACTGCTGATGTTCCACTTCCTACACTTCTAAAGGTTACCCATACTTCAAAAGTCCCAATGTCAGCGACTGCCGTTTGTGCTAAGAAAGTAAAGGTAAGTATAGTTGCGTCTGCCGTTGTTCCTGCCGTCCCTATTTTTATTCTTATTATAGGCGTTGCCGTTCCTGCTGCCGTCTTACTCACATCAAATATTAACTTATATCTTGCCCCTGCTTGAAGTGAACTATTTGGAATTGAAATATTAGAACCCGTTAAATATGTTTCCGTTGCAAATCCTGCCCCTTGTTGTGCGACTGACTGATTATAAAGTGGGACGGGTGCAATTTCAGTTACTAACAATGCCCCTGCAGTTGACATACTTAACTTACTTTTGATTGTTGCGGTTGTTTCATCCCCAGTATTAGTGCCTGAATTAGTCCCAGTTATATCGGATAGGTGTGCAAGTGTACCATCCGAGTTTTGAAACGTGTATGTCTTAGGCGTTCCACTCTTTGTTATCTCTAAATTTAAACTATTTTTTGTCATATCTTTAATGTTGCGATTCCTCTAATCGTTGCTAATCCTTTTATTGTTGCTAATGCCTTGTCTAAGTAAATTGAAATTACCGCCGAGTAATAACTATCGGGATCACCAACCCCATACGGATTATTAAAAGTAGGATAAGCGGTGTAATCGTCAAAGGTTTGATTAGATCCACCACCATCGTAGGCCATTAAAAAATTCACATCACAACTTACAACTATCCAATAAGTCACCCCACTTGTAATTGAACCCACTAAGTCACATGACACCCACGCTCCCGTAGTTGTCAATACGCCCGAACCCGAAGATGCGTAAAGTAAAGCGTCGGGAGTTCCTGCACTATCAGAATATAAAGCTACCTTAAAATTCCCCGTTCCCGTACCTTGTAACCAAACCTTAACCGAGTTAAACGCATCTGAAGCCGAAGCAGTAAACTTACAACCTAATTGTGCAGGGGCTGAATAAGTCCCCGTCAACGCCCCTCCTATTGTATTATATCCTAAAACATTCATTATACTAAAGTTATTAATCCTTTTGAATTGGTGACCTTAAGAGTAGTGGATGAAATAGCGACTAACTCAACATGGTCATAGTCGTCCGAACTTGCTAAATAACCCGTTGCCCCTGAAGTTGTGTTGTTAGTGCCGTTTACGCCACCTTCATCCCAAATAATTTGCTGTCCTGCCCTTTGTGCTATCTTCCAACCCCCTGCGCCTGCTCCACTAATAACAAATGTATCTAATATGTTTATACTTACGGGAAGTGTTAAAGTCACCAACCCTGCGTTATTAGCTAAGTAAGCATTATCTTTAATCATTGTATCGGCTGTACCCGTTACATTATTCCAAGTTATTCCACCACTACCACCGCCCCCACCACTTGGCGCAACCCATTTAGCCGTATTGTCAGCACTTTTGTAAGTTAAAACATGGTTATTAGTTGTAGTTGAAAGGTCAAATTTGATATTATCGATGTATTGTACACCACTTTCAGCTATCGTCAGACCACTTGTATTGATTAAAACAACATCAGTGATGCCCGGCAAGATAACATTGTTATCCCCTTGAATAATTACATTAGCGTTATCTCCTCCAAGATTGTTGCCGTTACCCGTTACTACTATTCCGTTTGTATTGTCGTTTAAAACCGTTCCTCCCGTCGCTAAGATGCCTTTTTTAATTACATTCCCGTTAGTATTATAACCTCCGTCCTTTTCGCCTTGACCGTTGCCTCCGTTACTCGTGACAATAGTCGGGCTAAACGCATCTTGATAAGCGAATTTTAAAAGTTTACATAAGGTTGTAGTATCTCCGTTAGGATTATAGTCTTGAACGGTTAATAATCTATAAGCGTTATCCTTAACCCAATATGTCTTTCTGAAGTCTAAATTTGCAATGTCATTTGGTCTAAGTTTAAACCATGCCTCTACTAATTTGGAATCCTTATTCCCTATTTGTTCCCATTGTGATTTGTGGAATTGGTTGTATAGGTTGTTGTCGGTTGTGGTAACTCCAGAACTTTGAGGAGTTAGGTAATAATAAAAATCTTGCACATCAAACGCAAGGTCATAATTCGGGGCGGTTAAATCGTCGACGTGTCCTGCGTATGGGTAAGTAGAGTAATCGGTAGCCGTTGTATTATTGTAATTCCAATATCTCAGCTTCCCTGACTTCATACCTCCGAAGTATGCGATAATCGGTTTAGGACTTTTCTCTTGAGTCATCCCATCGAAGATAGTACGCATTACTACGTTCTTATCGTCATCCTCATCTAAAGGGATTAAACAAAAAGGTATTTCAACTTTCTTAGTTTCTTTTACAAACTCATTATCGAAGATTAAATCCCTATATCCAAAGTTAAAAGAAGTAGCTTGTTTAAATACCCTATTCAAGTCATCCCCGTTCTCGGTATAGGTAAATACTAACTCTTTATTTTCTAAAAGTCCTTGAGGCTTTATAGTAAAGTCCTTGCTCGTATCTAATAACTCAGTCCAATCAACTATATCATCAGTGTAGTAAATATCTCTTGGCTCAATTACAACACCCTTTTCGTAGATAGGGGACATGTACAAATTGAACATTTTAATTATTCCCATTAAGAAGTCAGTCTGCTTCATATTTGGGAGTATGTCAGCAATAGGGAATGTTACCCCATAGTCTATTTGCCCATCAACATAAACTTTAAGTTCATCGCCATTCGTAAAGTAGTTAGG